TGTGCCAAAATAACTGCCTGATCAAAAATGTTGTTGTTCTCACCAACCTGATTTTGTACCTGCTTAAAAGTAAGCAACAAGTTCGCTGAACTTTGAATCAACTCATCATCTACGCCGATCTGCATAGACAACTTTGTGGACATATCGCTAACCTGTTTTGCTGTCACACCAGCAGCACCACCTGTTGCTTTGATAATGGCTTCTGTTTGTGCCATTACTTTTTGTGCGTCATACGCTGCTGAAGCAAGTTTGAAACCGATGACCCCTGCTACTGCGCCAACGGCTGCACCAACCTTTGCCACAGTCTTGATCGTGTTGGTCATTCCTTTATCAAAGGTACGCAAACCAAAAGTGGCTTTGTTTCCTGCGCCCTGAAGTGTCTGGAAATCCTTAATAGCCTTGCTGATGCCTTTGCTGTCAAAGGTGCTTACTATGTTTACGCCAACTGCCATAGGATTATCCGTTCAATCGTTTCTGCACTTCACCATCAACCTTGCGAATTGAAATCTCAATAGCCTTTTCAATCAACGGCAGATTCTTTTCCGTGAAAGGATACATTATGCGTGAACGGTATTTTTGTCCTGTTGATTTCAACGAACGCTTATCAAGGTTAGAAATAAACTTTTGACCAGCAGAAGCACTAGCACCACGAGCAGCCTTAGTCTGTGAACCTGCCGAATCATAAACTTGACCACCAGCATCCATCTGTTGCAAACGAATCAAACCATGCTGACCAACACCAGTTGGCTTCTTAGTACTGATTGCAACTCTGACTTTTCTTTTCGCTGACGCACCATTGTAAGGAGGAAGGCGTGCTTTGCCTTTACGCTCACCAGATGTATGCCAGTTGTATAACGGCTCATCAGGGAACGCACGACCAACAGCAGTGGCAGCAGGTTTCGCAGATGTTTTCAGATCGCTACTAATACGATTGAATGTCACCCGTTCATACTTGCGCAACTCTGCAAGTGTTTCACGAACACCATAAACATCAACTTTGATTCCCATAGGCACAGATGCTACTACCGTTTGCGTCTAGCGTTTTCGTTTCGTTTCGCCAACACATCAAACATTGTTTCCAACATTTCCTCTGATTCATTAACTAGCACCGAAGGCGCAATGCCTGTCTCTATGGCGAGAAACGCTATAGACCAATGCGCAGAATCAGAACCTAACTTTCTTTTGGGTCTGCACCCACAATCGGTTCATCCTCACGGATCTCAACTGTTGTAACAGTGTTAATCCAATCAGGATCAAACTTCAACGCCGTTTTACGGCAGCGAGTTTCACTGTGCCACGCCAACCACGCTAAATCTGTGAGCCTTATTTCTGTTTCAAATCGTGCCACGCTTCGTGACCATGTGCGTTCAAACGCAACGAAGTCTGCGAACACAGCATCAACAGGTGATTTCATACCGTCATTGAACTCAACTTGTAAAGCAATTTTCATTGCGATCTCCTTCTAACTGTTTTGATTAATGATTAAGCAGTTGTTTTAACGAGTGTGCCACCAGCAAATGAAAGCGATGTCATACTCAATTCACCAACGCCTGCAGCCACAGGTGTATGACTAGCAAGATAAGTGCCACTTACTGTATAGAGTGGATTCGTTGTGCTAGTTGCTGCTGCGCTTGGGCGAACCGTAACGGTTGTCTGTTGTCCGACCAAAGGAAAAATTGTTGCTTCAACTTCTGATGCAGCAAAATCTTGCATAAACTCAACTTCAATAGCAATGTTCTGCAGACCACCAACGAACGCACGGTTCGTACCAAATGCAGTTGTTTCTACTGCCTCAATTTCGTAAGTAAGCGTAACGCTATTTGCCCTATCGGAAAGCACCACACCATTAACAGTGATGTCAGCATTTGTTAGAACGATTGCAGCCATGATTTATTTTTCCGTTTCTTCCGTGATTTCTTTTTTAAGAACCTTTGCATTGACTTCGGCAAGATGTCCACCATCAACCAATGCTTGAATGTTACACCCATCAAGGAGTGCGCTGTCCACTGTCTCGCCTTGTTTTACTGAAGCAAGTTTGTTGCTCAAAACTTTATATGTGGTCATAGTTTTCCTTTAAGCGTGAACTGTAACAGATACTTGTATTTGCAAAAACTCTGCATCAGCAGAATTAAGGCTTGAAATGTCTGCACCTGATGGTACTACTAAAGTTTGCGCTACGCCACCAAGCGTAGTATCGCCCTCTAATGCGGCACGAATACTTTTGCTACCTGAGTAGGAAAGAAAATCATCTAGTAAGGCGTGCGCTGTGCGATCCAAATATCTGCCAACGATCACGCTGATAGTCCAATTCATTGTGACATCGCCACCACCGAAAGCCCTGTGATAATCAACAGAGTTCAAAACAGGGTAAGCGATAGGTGGATTCAGTTGTTCAGGTTGATAGGTGTAGGTGCGTAGCCCTGTGATCGTTCCTAAGCGTGCTGCGAGACCTGTAGCGACTTGTGAAACTGTGGCTGGCATCAGGCGATACCGAACATTTTGTATGGTGACAACAGATCACGAACATCGGGATCAATAGCACGAACCGTGATCGCCATATCAGCGAAACCTACAACGCCTAGCGCAGCGTTCAAGCGTGCGAACTGGCGCATAGCAAGCAGCACACAAGCCTGATTCACATCATCAGGGATAGCGTTCCAACCCCATGCTGCTGTGACCTGAACTGTTGGAAAAGATGGTGTAACAAACAGAGGAAAGGTTGCGCCACCAACCATACGAGCGTTCAAATATGGGCGTGACTGCAGAACTGCATCTGTTGGTTCAAGAATGTAATCAACACCCTGCGTGAGCGTTGTTGCATAAGTACCATCAGCAGTGGAATCAATTTTGATTGTTATTGAAGTAGAGGAAACATCTGCTGGAAAGAACAGCATATATTCGTTGTAGGGATACATCGTGATCGCTGTTTGGTTCATCTTGTAAAAGAACCTGCCCGTGTAACCATCAATACGGCGTGACGCAGACTCAATAGCGTTCTCCAGCAAAGTGTCATCCACACTGTCTGTAAGCCTTAGCGCAGCCTTCACCTCTGCAAGCGTGCAATAACCGTTCGTAATTGCCACAGGTTATGCCTTACGCTTCTTGGCTGGCTTGATAACAGCACGCTCTACAACAGGTTCAATCGCTGCTGTTTCAATTTCATCAGCCATATATTTGTGATCAAAGCCAACTTCACGCAACGCAGCATCAACTGCTTTCACACGATCTTTCAATCCTCTGCGTTCGTAACCTGCACGCTCAACAAGTAGTGACTCAATATAGTTTTTCATTAACACTCCGAAAATAGAAAAGGGTTGGTGACACCCCGAAGGATACCACCAACCCTTTCACAAGTTGATTAACAAACAACCTTAGAAGGTTGGTGTGACCAATCCAGTTCCTCCGATGAGGGAGAAAGCATTTGGGTAACGGTTTGCTGTGAACGCACTGTAACCATAAACAATCATGGTGACATCAAGTTCGGAAGCCTTTGGTTGCTCAAAGCGCAACATCATTGGCTCGCCACCACCTTGTTCAAACAAGTGTGCTTCTTGAGTGTTGCCCAAGATAATCACATCCTCGTTTGCGCCTGCACCGTTTGTCGTGATGACATTGGCATCCGTGATAACTGGCAAACCCATAATGGTGTAACCACTATTGCCGTACACAGGTGCGCCATTACCAGAGGCAATCGCAGGCTGACCGTTGAAGTTAGGCACTGGCACAGCCAATGGTCGCTTCTGATCGTCAAGTGCAGCCAAGATGAAAGCAAGTCGGCGTGGGTGCATCAGGATGAAGTTTGGACCAGCAAAGAAGTTGGTTTGAATGCGCTGGATAGCGTCAGCCAACTTTGGATACAGTTCTGCAACGGTTGGTGAAGCATCGGTGTATGTCACAACTTGCGTGATCACATTGGTTAGTGATGTGGCGCTTGTTGTTACAAACAACGAGTCAAGGTTTGTGTGGTAAGCAGAAACAAGATCAGCCATTACTAGCGAATCAATGTTTGTGCCACGCTCCAAAGCCTGACGGCTTACATTCTGCTGACCTGCAACGGTAACAACCGAAACATCAAGTTTCGTGTCATCCATGTTGGTTTCAGAAACTGCTGCACCTTCAGTTTGAACTGCTGTGCTTGAACCAGTTGTTACTTTGCTGATGCTGATAACTAAACCAGAATCAGGTAGTTGATGCTTGCGTGCGACTTCCAAGAATGGGCGTCCTGCACGGGCGAACGGTGCAGCCAATTCGGTGAGGAATTGTGGCACGATCAATCCAGCAAAGTTTGCTGAAGTGACATCACGGCGTTCTACTTTTTCCTCTTGCATGTGGCGTGCGAGACGCTCTTTTGCAGAGAAGTCGTTGGTGAACTGTGCAGAGTATGCGTCAGCGATGAACGAAGTTTCAGCCTTCGGGCTGTAAGTGCGTGCTTCTGACTTAACTACTGTTGGTGCGACAGCAACATCAAACTTCTTTTCTTTGCGAAGTTCTGCTGCTTCTGCCGAACGCTTTTCAAGTTCGGTGTGGTTTTTGATTTGCTCATCCAATGAACGAACCTCATCAAGTGCTGAAACAATTTCTGCATCTTGTTCTGGTGAAAGTTCACGGGCTTCTGCTTGTGCTGCTTCAACAATGGC